CAATAAATACATAGTAGAAATGCAAGTGTCGGTAACAGAATTTTATAAGATAGAATCAGATGTGGCTCTGACTGAACATGAGGCTTTGTTTAGAGCAGTCAGCAGAAACAAACCAGATGAGGTTGATACTGGTACTGGGGAAACCCCTTATGAGGTTATTGTTATAAAAGGCAAACTAGAAAAAGAACCTTCCCTTGACTAAGATTTGGAGAAAGGAAGAATGGGAGAGGGCAGAAGAAAAGATTAATCCACCCTATTATCGTAAGTCCATAGAGGTCACAGACTTCATTGTTGAATACGAAATGGGATTTCTTGAGGGGAACATTGTGAAGTATATTGCGAGATACAAGCATAAGAATGGGTTGGAAGATTTAAAGAAGGCAGAGTGGTATCTGCGTAAACTAATAAAAAAAGAGGAACAAAAAGATGAGTGAAGAACACCAACAATGGATTGCGGTTATAAAATATGGCGATCCGAACACACATGAAGCACTGAAAACATCTATGGGAGTGTTTGAATCAAAAGAACAAGCAGAAGATTGGGCACATAATATATACGAAGGAACTAACTTTATAGTCGATGTGTTGCCTTTAAACGATTTCACAAAAATTAACTGATGGCTAAGGAAACATACGACACACTTAAAGCGTGGGGATTGGACAAGCCTAAGCCAAAAGGCAATAAACAAAAGGCAGAATACTGGGAAAGCATGGCTAAATCTTTAAGAAGGGTTCTTGCAGAGAAAGAGATTTACATAGAGCAACTGGAAGAAAAACTATCTTCAGTACAAGACTATATAAACTATATGGAAAAAACAAACCAGTAAAATGAATCAAATATTGACTGGTCAATATAACGATGAGCAAGGAACTTGACGATAGAAAACAGGACTGGTGGGCATGGCATAGGCTGAACCCTCATGTCTGGAGATTGTTTGAGAAGTACAGTTTCGAGGCAATCAAAAGCGGTAGAGAGAACTACAGTGCATGGGCAGTCATTCAGAGGATTCGTTGGCACACAACGATAGAAACACAAGGTGCAGATTTCAAAATATCAAACGATTACATAGCTTTCTATTCCAGATTGTTCCATGTGAAACATCCAGAATACGATGGCTTTTTTAGAACTAAGAAACTAAAGGGAGAAGATGAGTATTGAAAAAGAAATTATTGGAGATGCCACAATCTATCATGGCGATTGCATGGAAGCATTGGAATCCCTAGAAAACATAGACAGTTGTGTGGCTGATCCGCCTTATGGCTTATCCTTTATGGGCAAGCAATGGGATTATGATGTGCCACAAAAGGAGTTATGGGAAAAAATATATCAATCCATCAAGCAAGGTGGACACCTTCTATCATTCTTTGGCTCACGAACTTATCACAGGGGAGTTATCCCGATTGAAGATGCTGGATTTGAGATACGAGATCAATTGATGTGGCTTTATGGCAGTGGCTTTCCTAAGTCGCATAACATAGGTAAGAAAGTAAAAGAATACGAAGGGTGGGGTACAGCACTCAAGCCAGCTCACGAGCCGATTGTCATGGCGAGGAAACCATTTAAGGGAACTGTGGCTGAGAATGTCCTAGAGCATGGTACTGGTGGGATTAACATAGATGAATGTAGGGTTGGTATCAATCCAGAAGTAGATGATAAAAGGTTGGGTGGTCGAGGTGAGTGGAAGACTGATAAGACTGCAAAAAATGTATATGAAGGTGGTTATGAAGGCAAAAACATATCATCATCTGAACAAGGCAGATTCCCTGCCAATGTCATGCACGATGGTTCTGAGCTGGTGCAAGATGTATTCGGTGATAAGTCGCGCTACTTCTATTGTGCGAAAGCGAGTAAGCAAGATAGAGATGATGGGTTGGATGGCTTCCAAGAAGTTAGAACTGGAGCTATGAGTGCAACAGCAGATGGTTCAATGCTTACTGGAAGTGGTAATTTGAGGGAAACAAAAAGAAAAAACACCCACCCAACAGTCAAGCCAACAGAGTTGATGCAGTATTTATGTCGCCTAGTCACACCGAAAGGTGGTGTTATTCTCGATCCTTTTATGGGCAGTGGCAGCACTGGCAAAGGTGCATTACTGGAAGGGTTTAGGTTTATAGGAATTGAAATGGAGCAAGAGTATTTTGATATTGCTTGTGCCAGATTGGAAGATGTGCAGAAGAATATGCAAGTAAGTTTGTTTGATGAGCATTAAAGTATTAAATGGGGATTGTTCGGAAGTGCTTGATCAACTGCCTGAAAAGTCAGTTGATACTTGTATTACCTCTCCGCCTTACTATGGACTCAGAGATTACGAAAGAGAAGGTCAGATAGGGCTTGAAGAAACGCCAGAAGAATATGTTGATAAAATGGTGGAAGTCTTTAGGAAAGTTAGACGAGTGCTAAAAGACGAGGGAACTGTTTGGTTAAATCTTGGGGACTCTTATGCAAGTAATCACTACACTGGAGCAAGAGATTCCGATACTGGATGGAAACATGGAGAACTCTCTCAAGGACATCAAGCGAGAGCAGGTGGTGCGAGGGGAGTGTTTAAGGTAAAAGACTTGATGGGTATTCCTTGGATGGTTGCCTTTGCTTTAAGAGAAGATGGTTGGTATCTAAGACAAGACATTATATGGCACAAACCTAATCCAATGCCTGAAAGTGTGACTGACCGATGCACCAAAGCACATGAATACATCTTCCTACTTACTAAACAAAAGAAGTATTACTACGATCATGAGGCAATCAAATACCCAGTGAAAGAAGATTGGGGAACAAGGGATAGAACTGATGGAAAATACCACAATGAAGGTTCTGGGCTGTCTCCACATACTGGATTAGAAGATTCTTATGAGACTGCAAACAAGCGATCTGTTTGGACTGTCACCACAAAACCATTTAAAGGCGCACACTTTGCTGTGTTTCCGCCTGATTTAATAAAGCCTTGTGTTCTTGCGGGTTGTCCCGAAGATGGAACTGTTCTTGATCCTTTTGGTGGTGCGGGGACTACTGGCTTGGTTGCTGACCGAAATGGTCGTAATGCCATATTGATTGAACTCAACGATGAATATGCTGAGATGTCCAGAGATCGACTCTATAATGATGCTCCACTTTTCGTGGATGTAGAATAATCTACCCTAAATCTACCCTAACTTTTTCAGTACAAAAATATTTTCATCCGGCTGCCGGCCCAAGCCGGTAAAATATTTTAGTTTACCGACAGCAGTATTATTGTTCGCGGAAATTAATCTAATAATGTAGCTGTTGGCGTGGTTAAATATTTTAAATCCTACAGGTTTATTGATTTACCTGTAGTGTTGGCGTAGTTAAATATTTTAGTTTGAACACGACTGGTGCAAGGAATGTAGCAATAGGTCAATCAAATATTGACTGGTCAAAATTAGTCGAACCGACCTACTTTCTCATCGTATTTCTTGTTGAAATCCTTGTAAATGCTTTGCATTTTTTCGTCTATAGCTTCTATTTCGTCTGCTATCTTTAGTGCTTCTGTTGTCGTTGCAGGGATTTTTGCATCCCACTTGTTTCTTCTATCCCTTAATCGCTTTAATTTCTTGTCGATTCTTTTAACATCATTCTCCATTTTCATCAATGGCTTATTCTTTGCTTTAAAGTCTCTTTTTCTTTGACTTTGTACTGTGCCAGAGAACTCATCGTACTCAGCCACCGCATTAGTGATCAACTGTTTTCTTCTAAAGTAATCAGTCTGTGCTGAGAATTGATCTGGGTCGCCCATAATCCTTCTAAGAAAAGGTATCTGTGTTTTATCCAATTCTGGCATCTTGCCTTCAACAAGCTGTGATGTGATGGTTTCTCTAATCGCATTGGTGCTTCGACCAAAGGTTTTTCCTGCGCCACCGAATACAGTGTCAAATAAATGCTGAATGACATCTGGAGATACATCAATTGCCCCAGACTTATACTTGCTACCGCCAGTCATTTCATTAAGGAAGGGCATTAACTTTTTAATAAACTCGTTTGTGTTCCTCTTGGCTAAAGCACTATCCGCTTTCTGTGCGCCTATAGGAAAGTTCTCTGTGTAAACTGGTGCACCAAAGAAGTTCTCGTTCATCATGATATCAATAGTAGGTACGAGCACAGTTGGTGTTACTGTTTTACCAAGAGTTCCAGCATAACTGTCTGATCGAGAATACCCCAGAGGGTTGAAAGAACCAAGAAAGCCAGATGTCAATAACGAAGCAGATTGCGCAGGACTTCTGATTCCCAATAGCATTTCAGCAGTTGCTGTTCCTAAGTTATGGAAAACACTATAACCATAAGGCAGTGGCAGTTTCCAATATTCTCCCGATCCATCTCGTTTCATAAAGACTAAGTTTCTTTCTTTAACATAATCTGGCACTTGAGAATAATGACTGCGACCACTTTCTTCATCATCTCCGCCCATCATTTCGTTTAAGGCGGTTTGAACCATTGCAAAGCTCGCCAACCCTGCAACAGCAGCCTGTTTTCTTTTTGATGTTCTCAAGCCTCTAAGCATATTGGCTGTACCTTGAACACTGGCATTAAAGAATAAGTAAAGACTATTAAGGGTCTGACCACTCATTCCTTTTCTGTTGAAGTTTACTGTTAAGTTCTTAGCGAGAATGGCTGACTGTTTCTTAGAAACGCCTTGTTTTCTAGCATTTTTATATACTGCAAAACGAACCCCATTCTCCACCGAAGCATTGCCGTCATCGACCCATGTTTTTAATGCGCCCATTCTTTTCTTAAAGTCCCCTTTAAAAGTTCCCTCTTGCATTTCGATTAGGTTATTAACATTTTTTGCTACTTCATTCAAAGTAGGAACATGAAACCAATCTGCTTTTGCGCCTGATGATAGAAAATCATTAAACATTTGCTGTTCTTCTAGCGGAAGTTTAGCAAAGGCTTTTGGGTTTTGATATTTTCTAAATCCTACCCACATTGTTTTTACTGCTGAAGATTTTGGGTTAAAAACATCAGCCATTACTTGTTTCACAATAGTATCTTTATCCGCAAGAGTTCCTATTTCTTCCTCTGCCAAAAGGTTTCCAACAGCAGTCTGTATATCTCTTGAAAAGTTTGAAATTACAAACTCTGGGTTAAGAGATGTATTAACCATTGAAAGAAAACGACTGGCTGGACCAAAAATCTTAGTTATTTTATTGCTTTGATCAACCCCTAAGTTCTTTAGGGCATTTAATAATCTAGTGTTGTTTATCTTAATATAATGTTGCTTTCCATCACGCTTAACACCAACCAAGTCTTCCATGTTATTTAATTGGTATTGTGATCTTGCCTGAGTCTTTACTTGATAGTTCTTATAATAACCCTCTTTTCTAGTATTGGTTGTCTGACCTGTTGCGGGATTAATATAATTAACTGAAAAGGCTTCTTCAAAGATAGGTGTGTCTTCAGTAAATACAGTCCACAGTGGGTCGTTAGGGTTT